TAATTCTCTAGACTTGACTGGCGCTACAAATTACATTGATTGCGAAGTTTTGGGTGAAATAGTTAATTCAATAGCAGGTGAAGACTATGCTAAACATTGGGTAAAACTAATGGTTAACAGAGACTTCCTTGATATTGAAGGATCATATAAAAGATACACAGTCGGACAACCTATGGGATTTTACTCCTCATGGGCTATGTTAGCAGTATGGAACCATCTAATGGTAAGGACGTGTAGACACGCCTTAAACTTACATCCACAAGTGGATGATCCCCAATATTGTATAATTGGAGATGATATTGCCATACTAAGAGAAGATGTCGCTCAGATGTATTTACATTTATGTAAACTCATGGGAGTGCCAACTTCTCCATTAAAAGGATTTAGTCCTACTACAATTGCAGTAGAAAGAAATCTAATTAATGAACATTCGACTATGAATTCCGTTGAAATTGCTAAACGTATATTCGTTGATGGAATTGAACTTAGTCCCATATCACCTGTTGAAATTACAAGCGGTATGGAATCTAGTTACAATTTTCCTTCCTTGCTAAATAGCATGGGAGAACGTGGTATTTATACCACGGATAACGAAGATATAATAAGCATTTTGGCAAGTAGAACACCTAATTATAAAACATCATTTGATGTTGCTCTATTTCCAATGGCACCTTCCCTTAATTGGGTTAAGATATCAGAAGATAATAGAGTAGAAATAATTAAGTGTCCGGATAGTTTCTGGAATGGTTTACCATATCCACTTATTAGTCAACTATTTTATATCTATATAAAACAGCGGATTAAAAGATCGATAGCTTCATTCGAAAAGGCGTTAACGCCAATCGTCTTAAGCACACCAGAATCTATTATTACTTGTCGGACGTATCAGTTTTCTTCAACTGGTCATTATCTATGTCTGCAATATATTGCACATATAGCTAATGAAACATCAAATGATGTACTTTCTAGAATACAACTAGTTGGTGAGCAAGCTCCCCAATTAGATAATTCTTTAGAAGGTCAGATTGAGAAATCACGTAATGTAAGGAAATCTATCGGACTAATAACGTCTCTTTTCGAACTAGAAGGATTAGGTTTGAACCTAAATCCAGCTCGTTTTGAAAATAAACAATTAAGATCTGATCGATTAATAACCGAATTAGTAAAAGATATTAAAGTTATGTTTACATAATTTTAAGATCTTACCAAGATGGCATTACATTAAATACTATGCAAATTGACATAGTATATAGTTTTGGGGCCAGGTCTTGATATATCAAGGCTTGGGAACTCAGTTTACTGAACTTCTCG